CGTTTCTTCCACAACACTGACAATCACTTCTGTGGGCTTTGGCGCTCCAATCGTGGTTGGTATGTTTGTTGATGGTGCTGGCGTTACTGACGGTACTTATATCACTGCCTTTGGCACTGGTACTGGTGGCGCTGGTACATACACCCTCAATCAAGCAATCAATATCGCAAACACTGTTGCGTTGACATTACATGACTTAGAGGCTTTTGATAATCCATCACCAATGAGCATTGGTGTTGGCCCATTGGGTCGCATCTATGTGTGGGATGTTGTTCCTCAAGCTGCCGTGGCAAACAATATTGCTACGTCGCAAACTCCTGTAGCCGCTGGTTCATTGACCTTAACGGCTGGAACCAGCGTGAAGTCAATTATCACAATCGCAGGTACTACCGCTTTCTCGCTTGATGTTCCTCGTGGCGTTAGCGTGACAACCGCAACTGCCGCAGCTTCAACATTGTCTAGCGTTGTAATTGCAGGCACTGGTGGTCAAATCACCTTTACCTCGCAATCAGGTTTGGTAACTGGTCAGCGTTTGACTATCTCTGGCACTTTGGGTGGCACAGGTACCATTACTGGCTACACCAACCCAACGACCTACATCCTGACCGCTGTGACAGCAACTTCTGCAACTTTGACTACTACAGCAGGCGCAGCAGTCGTAACCACTGCAGGTACACCAACAGGTTTGACTTACACCTTGGGTGTTGCTCCTGTGACGGTTACCGTGTCTGGTTTTGACATTTATGGTCAAGCGATGAGCGAAGCAATCACTTCTAGCGCCTCTGTTAGCACTGCTGTAAGTGGTTTGAAAGCCTTCTACCTTGTTACTTCTGTGACGGTAAGTGGTGCTACTGGTACTGCTCTGACTGTTGGCACAACCAACGTGTTGGGTTGTCCAGTTCGTGTTCCTAACATTGCTTATGTGGCAAGCGTTAAGAGCAACAACGCTTTGGCGCAAGATGGCGGTACTTTTATTGCCGCTGATACTGCAACTGCTACGACCACCACTGGTGACGTTCGTGGTACATACACCCCTGCTACCGCATCAAATGGCACCGTACGCACAGTAGTAGGAATCTTGTTGCCAGCAATTGCCGTAGGTCCAAATGCAACCCGTGTTGGCGCCCTTGGCGTTACACAAGCCTAATAGGAGAACATAATGGCTACAAAATTTATGCGTGAGCCCAAGATGTTCACCACCGAGCCTTCAGTTGATGAAGTCGGTAAGGGTATGAAAAAGGGTGGTAAAGCTAAGAAGATGCAGTATGGAGGAGTAATGGTTCCTCCTATTGATCGTCCTGCTATGGCTCCTGCTGTACGTCCTATGGGTCGTCGTGCTCCTATGGCAATGCCTACAGCTCGTATGCCAATGCGTAAGAATGGTGGAAGCATTGACAACGAGAAAGATGAAATCAAACGTGTTGAAAAAGAGCTGATGCATCATGAATCTATGAGAGCTAGTAAGGCTCATAAAGGCATGAAGTCTGGTGGCGCACCTAAGGCTGGTCCTAATGTAATTGGTGGTTTAGCTGGCGGTTTGGAGGCTACTCGTGCTAATAGCAAAAAGACTACTGGTGGTGTAAGAGCTCCCGGTTATAAATCTGGTGGCTCTTTAGGCGCTAAGATGGATGCATTTGCAACAAAAACTACCTTGAAACCAAAGATTGATATTAATGACAAAGTGGTTGGCATGAAGCAAACCAAGAGTTTTAATACCAAAACTGGTGGCGTAAAGAATACTACCGCTAATGGTGGCGCTGCAGGCTACAAGCGTGGTGGTTCAATCGCTTCTAAAGGTATGGCAATTGCTAAGAAGTACATGACTAAAACCAACACTGGCAATCCAATGCCAACTGTAAAAGGCGGAACTAAAGGCATTAAACAAGCTCCTGCTGGATACAAAGATGGTGGTCACGTTGCTATGACATGTAAGAGTACTGGTGGCTTTGCTACCATGAAAAAGATGGCTAAGTGCTAAAACTGGTTGGGTGGGGGAAACCTCACCCTTCTCTTACTTCGGAGATTTTATGAGTACATTAACTAATGTATTTTCGGCGCATGCTGATGCTACTGGCACAATTTACGCTGGTGCTACAAACCTTGCTGGGTATCAACTATTGACTGGCGGTACTGCTGGTGAAATTGTATTTCGTGATGGTGGTTCATCTGGTACTGTTCGCTTAAAGGTTAATATTGCTGCTACGCCAACCAATCCATTTTCAACTTTGATACCGGGAAATGGTATTCGTTTTTCAACGAATATTCATGTGACATTGCCAACAAGCGCTGCTGTAACAATTTTCTGCGGTTAATATGCCAAGCAAGTCTAAGGCTCAGCACAACTTGATGCAAGCCGCAGCTCACACTAAGGGTGGGTTTGGTGGCGTTCCGCAAAAAGTTGGCAAAGAATTTGTCAAAGCTGACAAAAATATGAATGATGGTGGCGTTGTTAAATCTTTGAAAAAGTCTGGGTTTTATGAAGCAGGTAAAACGAAGTCAGAGAGAGAAAAGATTGTTAGCAAAGTAACAACCAAACCCCAACGAATAGCAATGGTTGAGAAATTATTCTCATCTAAAAAAATGGCTTCTGGTGGACTTTATGAAAATATTCATAAAAAGCAAGAACGTATTGCGTCTGGCTCTGGTGAGAGAATGCGTAAAGTTGGCTCTGAAGGTGCGCCTACTAAAGAGGCGTTTATCCAATCAGCTAAAACTGCCAAGATGAAAGATGGCGGTGACGTATCATTAGCAGTTGGTCGTGGTGAGAAATTATCTACCAAGGCTGGTGCTGGACTGACCGCTAAAGGTAGGGCAAAATACAATAGAGAAACAGGCAGTCATTTAAAGGCGCCTGCTCCGAGTCCTAAAACAAAAAAGGATGAAGGACGTAAAAAGTCTTTCTGTGCTCGGATGGCAGGAGTAGTTCATAAATCAAGTGGAGATGCGCCTAGAGCTAAGGCGTCGTTAAAGAGATGGAAATGCCCCGGCTGGTAACTTATGAGCACATCAGGAACTGTAGGACAAACCGTAATTACAGTACAGAATCTTATCGATCACGGCGCACGTCGTGCTGGTAAGCTTGCTGAAGAGCTGACTAACGAACAAGTTCAGGCGGCTAAGGATAGTCTTTACTATCTTTTATCAAATTTAGCCAATCGTGGTATCCAATACTGGTGTATCGACAAAGTTGTCTACGGATTAAACCCAGACAAGTACATCTATACCCTACCAGTAGGCACGGTTGACGTTTTAAATTCAAATTATCGTACCGTAACCCAAGTTACTTCTGGTGGTTACAGCACAACTGGTAACGGATCGTATGCTTTTGACGGTCAATGTACCAATATTTGCCAAACTACCAACAATACAAGTTCTATTGGTATCAATAATGGCTCTGGAAACGACGTCTATATCGCTACAGTAGGCATTTTGCCTGCCATTACAGGCAGTGTGAACATCGTAATCCAGTCATCTACTGATGGCACTACATGGGTGACTGAATATGCTCCCGGTTTGGTGACTTGGACGTCTGGAACATGGATCTATTACGACATCGACCCGTCTGCAAGCACACCATTTTGGCGTATTCAACAAACTGCTGGCGCAAATATGGGTGTTTTTCAAGTCGTTTTTGGTACAGCGCCCTATGAGATCCCATTAGCACGTCTAAATCGTGACGATTACGTCAATTTACCGAATAAGAACTTTTTATCTAACCGTCCTTTGCAATATTGGTTTGATAGAACAATTCCACAGCCTTCAATGTACCTTTGGCCCACGCCTAATACCTTCTTTCCACAGATCGTAGCGTGGTGTCACCGTCAGATTCAAGATGTAGGCGCTCTTTCTGGTGAGATTGAGATCCCACAGCGCTGGTATCTAGCGATTCAGAACATGTTGGCGCACCAGATGGCAATGGAATTGCCTAGCGTCACCCAAGAACGTATTAATTATTGCGAAGCTCAGGCTGAAAAGTACTGGTCACAAGCTGAACAAGAAGAGCGTGATAAGTCTCCAATTTACTTTGCTCCAAACATAAGCGTTTACACCAGATGAGCATGTGGCTAGATACCATTGGTAATTCAGTCTTGTCGATTGCTATTTGTGATCGATGCAAGATGAAGAGAGCTTATTCCAATATTGGTCAAGATAGGAATTTACCGGGATTGCGTGTCTGCAATGAAGGTTGCAATGATGAACGTGATCCTTGGCGTTTACCAGCAAGACAACCTGAGAAGATTACGATTCGTTTCCCACGTCCAGACGCTGATGTTGCTGAGCAACAAGATGCCATTACTACTGACCCATACACTGGTAATAATCCTAACCAAGCACCTAACGTCAGCCCTCCAACGCCTGTTACTGAAGGCGAATTGGGTATCGCACCTGAGACTTCGGAAGACGATCTTGACGGCAACCTTGATAATTTGAGTCCCTAATATGGCAAACATAAGAATTTCGCAATTACCAACAGCTCCCTCAGCCATTACAGGCTCAGAGCTAGTTCCTATTGTCCAAAATGGGCAAACCGTACAGACAACAGTTGGCGCTATTGTTAATAGCCCTGTTCAGACTCAAACTTTTTTAACCGTTGGTAATCAGCCAAGCCTTCCTAATAGCCGTAGGATTACAACAGGTTTAGGTTTAGGAAACTCAGATAGTGGCGCCCAAGGAGCTTATCAAGTATTTCTAAATGGCTCTTCTGCAAGCTTAGAAAGCGTTGGCAATGGCATGTTAGCCAAGAGTGGCACTAACACCATTAGCGCACGGACAATCACAGCAGG